TTTATTTTATTCAAATATAATAACTTTTTAAATATGTTAATACGTTTTTAACAAAAAAAAGTTTCAGGAATACAAAAAAGGCGCCCCGAAAGACGCCCTTTACACTATGAACAAGCACAAAAGAAGTAATTATGGAATTAGTGCTTAATGCGAATTTACAAAGGAAATTTGAAACTATCTACTTGTTTTTCAAAAAAGTCATTTCCTTTTTTCTGATTTCTTTTATATGTTATTTCTAAAATACGTCCGCCTGTTGGCTTTACAGGTGCGCCCCTTTCTACGTGCCAACCTTTAGAACCTGCGCCGTATTCTTCTTTGTACGTTCCTGTAAGCATTAAGTGAAGCTGTTTTTGAACGTGTCTATAATTGTTTGCGCCCTGAACTATAATATCTCTTACATCGTTCCTAGCTGCGTTTTCGTGAATATGCCCCATAGTAAAAACGTCAAAGTCTTCATACATTTCTAAAGCTCTAGTTAAATTAAGCGCGCCCTTTGTTACTACACCGCCGCCACCTGAACCGTGAAAGTATTTTATTTTCGTGTTTCTAGTGTCGTTTTTTCCTGTTGTCTTTTTACGTATTGTGTTAGTTATTACTATCCATCCGCCGTAACCGCCTGTTTTAACGTTTGTATTATTCTTTAGATTTAAAAGTTTTACAAAGCGTTTTAAGATGTTCGTTTCTTGGAACTTTATTATCGCTGTTTCGTGGTTTCCGTAGCCTATTACAGTAAGTAAGTGCGCATAAGGCGACCACCATTCTACGGCAGTTTCTACGATTGAATCTAAATAGTTAGCGTTGTTATGTTCGGGTCTTATGTCGCTTTTATTCCTTCGCTTATCGCCACGCCCCTGCATTAAGCAGAACATATCTCCGTTTATCATTATTGGAATACTTTCTTTTACGCAGTAGTCTAGGTCTTTCTTAAGTAGTTTCCAATCGCATTTTGGGTTATCCCAATGAATGTCCGAAAGCATTGCTATTCGTGTTTTTGTGCCTTCTAATTTTAGTTCGTGAATGTTTTCAGCGTGTTCTATTATTTCCATTTCATTCTTATAGCAAAGCCTAGAATTAAAGTAGTTATGATTCCTATAATTAAGCCTAAAAAGAATTTGCTTAAAACGTTGTTTTCTGCTTTTGTTTGTTTAGTTTCTTCTTTTTCTACTTGTACTTTGGCTTTTTCTTTGATTCTTATAGTGTCTCTTATTAGCTTGTTTTCTATTCGTATTTCTCTAATCGTCTTTGGAACGTAAACATCCTTATAAAATACAATAGTGTCTTTAGAAGTGAAGTATTTTTCGTAAACTATAGTATCGTGTTTTATTACGGGAATACTGTCTATAGTAGTAATTCGAATAGTATCGCTTTTAGTAGTTATTTCAAGTCCTTTCTTTATTGCTTTGTTGTAGTGCCATTTAGCAGAACACGAACAAAAGAAAAGAACTATTAATAAACTAAATGTCCGCATATTCCGTCTTTGCGTCGAATGAAGGGCAGGCCTTACTTGAAAAGTCTCTATGCCCATAAATAACTGCTTCAGGATGAAGCTTCTTTAGTGTTTTAAGTAAAAGTAGTAAGCTTTCCTTTTGCGCTTCTGTACGCGTGTCTTTTGCGTGTTTCATTTCAACGTCCATTCCGCCAATATAAGTAATTCCTATAGAAGTAGAATTTTTCCCTTTTGTGTGCGCTCCTACTTTGTTTAAGTCCCTGCCGTATTCAATAGTTCCGTCAAGTAAAATAACAAAATGATAGCCTATTCCGCTCCATCCCCTTTGCTTGTGCCATTTGTCTATATGGCTTGCGTCAAAGTATTTGCCTTCAGGCGTTGCTGTGCAGTGTACTATTAATTCACTTATCGTCCGCATTGATATTTTTATATTCAGAAGTAATTTCTTTAGCACGTCTAAATAATAATTTCATAGCGCTATATAAATCTTTTCCGTAGATTGCCTTATAGTTTTCGTTTATTGAAACTACTTCTATAGAAACAAGAACTAACGCAAGCACTTTAGTAACTAGAAATTCAATACTAAAAAACTGCGCTATAATGTCACTTACTAAAAACTTATCTATTAAAAAGAATAGAAGTACTGTAGTTTCATAAAGAAGAATTTTGCTTATGATTTGCGAAAGTCCTCTTGAAGTTACTTTCTGTTTTAAGTGTACGCTTTTATATATTCCTGTAACAGTATCTAAAAGAATTGCAAAAGCTATTAAAATAAGGATTCCGCTTATAGGCAAAAAGAACGAAAATACAATAGAAGTCATTTTGAGAGAGTTTAGTTTTAGTTTGGTAAGTAATATATATAACTGCGTTTTCATTCTTCAAGTTGTGTTATTATATTATAAGTTAAATAAATTAATAGAAACATACCACCTAGTCTTACGTATATTTCCTTTCCTGTTATGAACATTGAAAGCCCTAAAGCAAAGCCTATTAAGTAGTATAGTATTGCTAGGGTTTTAGTGTGCATATTATATTAACTTATAATTCGTCTTTTTGTAGCCTATTCTTCAGGTTCGCTCCATTCAGGTGTAGCCATTAAATCAAGACATTCTTGATGCGTTAAAGTTTGTACAGGAACGACTGAGCCGTCCGTAATGAATGTTGGAACAGCATCCGAATTCCACTTGATGACAAATTGAGTGCCATCCAATGAATATCTTAAATTACTATTATTTTCTTCAGGAACTTGACTGAAATCAACTTTGTCAATATCTGCTGTCAATATTATTGCGTAAACATCTGAAATTTTCATATCTATTTTTTTTAAGGTACATCAGTTACTCTATCTCCCTCTTCCATAAATACAGAAGTTGCATCATTGCCTCCTGAGCCATTGTCAGTTAAAGTCCAGGTTGAGCCATTCCAAGTGTCTCCATCTCCCATCCTCCACCAACTTAATGGAGAAAGACTTGACAAATCTGTTGGAACGCCTCCATTGTAGATGCTTGATGCATTGCTTGATTGGTCACTGTTCCATATTGCAACCTCGTCAATGTTGCCCAAAAATTCAAGTTCATTAGTACCATTCCCTTCTCTTCTACCTATGTTAAAGTTTGCAGTTCCATTTTGAATAGTTCCCCCACCACCTAAATTTGTAGCTTCAAGTGTTCCATCTACATATATTTTTAAATCTGCTCCATCATTTACACCCATAACGTGATGCCAATTCCCATCATTTACCAAAGTTGTACCTGTAACTAATTCTACTATGCTACCACTTTTAAATATCACAAACCTTGCTTCACCACTTGATTGTAATTGTATTTGATACGACCTGGTAGCGTGTGGACTGACTCCGTCTTTTCCTACAATTATTCCAATTGTAGTTGTGTTTGTTGTTTTAACCCAAGCTGAAATAGTCAATGCACCAGTAATTTGTAAACTGCTTGGATTCCCAGCACTAAAATACTCATCAACCCCATCAAAAGACATTGAGTATTCATTGACGAATCCTCCTCCTCCTGTTATGTTAGTTTCTCCTGCTGCTGTGCTGTCATAAATAGAACCCCAATTATTAGTAGCGTTCGTCTTTCCCTTGCCCCATCCTATTGTGTTGTTTACTGCTCCTTGTCCCCAATCTATTGTATTTGCCATTTTAGTAAGTTCGTCTTAAGTTAGTAATATGTGAAAAAATAGAATTCGAAGCGCTTGCAGTTCCCCACGTTACGTGAACGTCTAAAGTGTTACTTATTGTAGTGTCGAAAGTAGTATTATTCAAAGAATGAAACATCTTGCCTTGAAAAGAAGTTCCTGAATTTTGAATAAAGTTGAATTCTACCGCTGTCATAATTGCTGCCGTCGTAGCTGCTCCAATTGCTCTTATTGTAAAGTCCGCTTCTATTTCAAAAGGCTGTGAAGTCATAGTAGGAAGCGTAAGCGTTCCACTTGTCGCTAAAACTACTGAACCCGACTTTAATTCTATTACTATAGTTTCGTTGTTTAAGTTGCTTATGTCTCCTTTAATATTGCAGTGAAAAGAATCTCCTACAGCAAAGCCATTTGCAGGCACGCTTAAACTTCCTACTCCTGTTCCTAATAAACTTGAAGGCGTAGTAGTGTTTGTTACAGGCGTGCTGTCTGCTGTTTGACTAAATAAGCCTATGCTTAAGTTTCCAAAACTTAAAGCACCTGCTCCGTCTGTTCGTAAGACTTGTCCTTGTTCGCCATCTGCATTCGGCAAATAATACGCTTCGTTAATTAATAACCGTCCGCCATTCATAGCAGCTAAAACAATAGTGTTTAAGTTAGTGTCTTTTACTTGGAAAAGTCTTTTCGTATTGTCGGCAGACCAATTAGTAGTGTCTACGTCGTGTTTTACTCCATAGTTAGGAATTAAAGTAGATGGAATAGTAACTTCTGTTCCGAAAGTTTTAACGTTTGTTATTTCTACTCCCTGCCCATTGTCAAATACTAAAGCGTTTGCGTTTAAATCTACTATTCTATTTCCGCTTAAAGAACTATCGCCGTTGTAAATAGTTGTAGAACCTGCACCGCCTACTACTTCTGCGCCTGTAATATGTTTAGTAACATATCCGCCTAGTCCGTCGCTTTCAGCAATAGGAATTAAATCCGTTGCGTCTAAATTAGCGCTTTTTGCGGTTAGTTGACTTATTTTCTTTTCTGCCATTTGTTAATTTTTTTAAGTATAGCTTTAACTTTTTTATGTTTTCGTCTTTTGGTCTGTATTGCTTCATAA